AGTACCAGAGAACCTAAGTTATGGAGTGTTAGGTTTGTACCCAAGTGAGATAAAGGAGTTCCAAGGCATAGAGTTGAAAGATAATCAGCGCGAGATCATAGTGACTCTAGGATATGGGAAAAACGGACACAAAAAGGAACGGTTGATCAGGATCGATCAGCAGTTCAACGTCCAAGCGATGGTACAATATCTTGAGTACCTGAAACAGTACGCAACATCCTATATCACGGATATAGTCAAGCAGGACTTTGAAGAGCTGAATCCAACAGAGCTAAGACACATATTTGCAGACCAGCAGTTCCTCAAGTTCAAGAATCTTGAAAAAGCCTCAAAATTTGCAATGGGTCATAATGCAACAAAAAATATGAGCTACTACATTGACTTCATGGAGATAGCCAATAGGCTAGGGATAGAAAAAGCAGAACAGCAGATCAACAAAACTGAGCACAAATTAATCTATTCTCTGATCAAAGTAGCTATCAAATCGGAAATCGATCCTATCAACGAAAAACTAGATAGACTTCTTGAAATATTTCAAGACGCCTAGACCGATCGTTATGATCTCATATTGAGATCAATCCTAGATTCTAAGATCAATATGGAGAAACAAGAAGACTATAACATCCATAAACCGAGTGAAAAGGTTGTGACTCACTCCTATCACTATCGGTCATATAGCTCTTACTAATTTGATTCTATAGTATTGGTTGGGTGTATATGTTAGAACCATACCTATAATGAGATCAATGAGTATGGTATAAATTAGATTAGACTCTCCTATCACTATCAAGTATGTACCCCCTACTAATCTCAATCTATACGATATATTAAGATGTTATAAGTATATATGATACTACTAAAGAGATCTAACATATCGGTTATGTATTAGACTCTGGACTCTAGTATCTTCGGGAATCCAAATATATTATCGGAAAACCGAACAACATTAAAAACATTGTTCGTTATATACAGAGTAATATGAAAAAAATCTACTCTTAACATATACCGAGTAATTTTGAGAAATAACACTTATATTCTGTAAATATAAACTAATAATTACTATGCCTCGTAATGAAATGATACTCAGTGGATGGGATTATATAGAAATATACAGAACCTTAAAGGGGAAGTACCCAGATGAAAAGATTCCATCATATAGCTCTATCCGTAATCATGCATTAAAACATGTAGAAGAATATACTGAAAGAGCAGCTCAACACAACGAGAAAATGCAAGAGATTATACGACAAAAAATACATAGTTCAGCAGATACGGTAGATCAGTTACTTCAGAACTTGGAAATGTCTTCAAAGAGTTTATCCTCATTATGGGAAGAATGGAGTATAACTGGTAATGTAAAACTTCTATCGGAGATAAGCAGTATGATGAGACTTTCTAACTCTACGATAAATCTGCTATTGAAATATAGCGAACAGATAGAAGAAAAAGAGATGACTGAAGAGCAAGTATTCAAAAAACTAATCATGTGTATGAGAGACTTTCCACCAGAATATATTAAAAAGTTCAGGGAAAGGTGGTTAGAAGATAACCCTAAATGACGCTGTAATAGATGCTACTACAGTATTAATGTGGTTTAACGATCCCGCATTATTCTTTCAAGATATGTTTGGATACGTACCATATGAGTACCAAGCTAGATTTATGAATATGTTCAAGGAACCAGAGAATCATAAACGTATATTAGCTCTAGCAGCAGCAGGTACTGGTAAAACTAATCTTATTGCAGCAGTAGCATTATACTTTACAGTTGTCATTGCAACAAAGGAGAATAAATCTAAAGATGTAATAATCCTATCTGGTTCATTAGATCAAGCAAGAAATGTTTATGGATTTACACAAGATGCAATAAAAAATAATCCATTATTAGAAAAATATTATATAAAAACTCTAAGACAATCAGATACAGTCTTCAAAGATGGTGGAACTTAGTGATAGTAGACGAAGCTGCACTAGTAGATGATTTCCAACTTAGAGACTGTTATAGGATCATAGGTGCTCATGATGGTGCTATGATATGGAGTGGTACGCCTACTCAATATGAATCTCTATTTGTTAAAAATTATGAAGAAACAGAAGAAGCACAGAAGAGAGGAGAAAAAACAACTTGGGAAATATGGAGCTGGGGTGCAGCAGATTGTCCCGGACTTAGAAACCTAATGGAGGAAGCTAAACGAGAATTACCAGAAGATGTATGGCAAATATTCTGGGAAGGTAAACCATATCCTCTCACTGGTACTATGATACCTAGAGATGCTATGGTTAAAGCTGTTAGAGGTATTACTAGATTCAAGTATAACGAAGAATTCCTAACTGTAGCAGGTATAGATTGGGGATGGTGTATATCGGGTGATACAGAAGTTCTAACAGATTCTGGATGGAAATTAATTGGTGAACTTGAAGAAAACGATTTGGTTTATACCATTAATCCTAAGACTAAAGAGGGAGAGTATCAAACATACGAAAAATCATGTCATGAAAGATTCTCTGGTACATTAACTAATATAAAATCAAGAAACATAGACATCCTTACAACTTGGGATCATTGCCTTCTAACATACGATAGAAACTTTGAAAATCCTCATCTGCATAATGTAGGAGATCGTGTAACTCATCATATAATACCAAGATTCGCTCCTCATAAGGGACATAAACCAGAATTCTATACTATCCCTTCTATAGAATCTCCTAGAACAGACTTGGACTTTACAGAGAAAAAGATTCCAATAGAATCATTCCTTAAATTATTAGGCTGGTACTTGTCAAAAGGTTGGTGTTATTCAAAAGGTATTGTTATATCACAAAAAGATGAACGTGGTATAAAGGTTCTTAAGAAAGACTTGAATGAATTAGGGTATAATTACCTCCAAGATAATGACGAGTGGAAAATATCAAGTGTACAGCTTAAAGCATATTTTAAGCAATTTGGTAAGTCTAAAGACAGATTCATTCCACAAGATATTAAAAACTTGGATGGTTCTTTACTTAGGATCCTAATAAGCCGTCTTATGGAAGGAGATGGTGATAGAGATGGATACAGATATAACACATACTCTAAGCAATTAGCAGAAGACTTTGCAGAGATATATTGTAAATCTGGTTTAGGATATGCTATTGTAAAGGATAGAAGAGAAAAGGGTTACAGAGTTAATCTTCTACACAGACACAGTTCTCCTAATAAGGCACATTATAAAGAAGTAGAATGGTCAGGATCTCTTTGGTCAATAAAGACACCTAATAAAACATTATACATCAGGCGTAATGGTAAACCTACATTTATTCATAATGGTGATCCTACAGTACTAACTATATGGCAATTAAACAATGAAGGTATCTATGAATGTCTATTAGCTAAAGCGTGGAGTAATACAGACTTTGACTATATTCATAAGCAAATAGATAGATATGCTGATCAATACAACGTGTTCAGAATATATGCAGACGTATCACATAAAGGTGAAAACCTAAGGATGATTAAAAGAGGACTACCCGTTACAGAAGTCCCCTTCAATGCTAACAAAGCTACTATGCAATCAAATCTAAGAGATTTATTCATTAAAGGAAGAGTAAGAATACCAGATGAACCAGAGTTTAGTGATATGGTATATCAACTCAGAAGCTATACATGGGATAAGAAATCAGGAGAGGACTACGTAGATTCCGCAATGCTCTCCCTTAAAGACAGTATTAGAGAACGTAGCAATCCTATATACATAGCACATGGTAAAACTAGAAGAAAAAGAAAGTTTACATTACCTAAGTAGAAATCTCTAAGTCCCAAACTATCTCCAATCTATACTCAGATTCTTTAGAAAAGTGACAAGGAATTCTTGAATATACATCCGATCCAGATTTCAATCTTAGTTCTGTTATGTTTAGATATTCTGTACCGCTAGCCCACGTTGAATAGAATCTAGCTTTACCATTAGCGGTCTTACTTATAGTGGGTGTATCACTATTAGTACCAGTACCATAGTATAATTCTATAGCATCTACTGGACTAAATGAACCAGAATCTGTTAATGCATTCCTAAGATAGTTAAGTCCTGTTGTTTGAAAAGTATTGGTTAGAGTTTTGAATAATTTACCATTGAGAAAGATCTTTACAGTCCCTTTAACTGTAAGATTATCCAATGACAAACTCACCTTTTGCATAGAAGTCTTGCCCTGATGCTACCTCTATTGTAAATTGAGACCAATCTGCAAAGGCTACCCCACTTGTGTCAAGATCAAATCCTAGATTTGTTATAGTCGTGGGTCCAGCTATAGGATCAGACGAATTAATAGCTGTAACAGTATTATTACTAGCTGAAACTACACATGCTGCTTTATCTGAAATAACATCTAGTGTAGCTATCGGATGATCGTAGTTATCTCCTATATCACCTAATCTAGAAGCACATACATATTGTCCATTTGTATCTCCCCCACTGAATGTCCATTTAATTGTAAAGTCTAATTCAGATCCTGCTGTCAATACTATGTTACATGCAATTGAGTTATAATATGATCCAGAACCTAGTACACTATTACCTGAGAACAAAGCTGTATATGTTCCGGGTATATCATAAGCAGATGATGTCTCTACAGATAATTCACTAGCACTTCTGCTATTGCTTACATTTTTCACTTGCATGGTGCCATTTACTTTAGCCCATATTTGATCTATAACCTTACTATCTTCTCCAGATAGTAATTGTGCTAATTCGTTTTGTAATGTACTTGTATAGGAATTATCTCTAAGGCTCTTGTATTCTTTCAGAAGCTTACCATTTTCCCAGACTCTAGCTTCAGCCCATTCGTCTACTCCAATTTTAAATATTCTATCTAACATTATATCACCTACGTAAATGTAAATTCTATTTCAACCCACCAGTCTACATCAGAATTGCCACCGAGTTCTATTGTTACTCCTATATAATTGTGGAAACTACCTCCATCTGAGGCATTATTGACACCAACGTTATAATAATTACTACCTCCCGGGAATGGATCATTCTCATTTGTAACATTTACCTTACCCGTAGCAACATATGAAACTGTACCAGTCTTAGATACTGTAAATGACGAAGGGGGAGATCCTGAATCTGTACTAGCCAACACGTTAGTAACAGGTCTCTGATTACCATCATTAGCATATAATCTAGCAATACATTCAAGACCGTAATTATGCATAGTCCCCGGCTGTCTTTTAATATGTGTAACATGTAGGATTTTCTCCAAGAGATTCATCTTGCTCCAAGGCTTCTTAATCCATCTCTCTTCTACATGCCCATCAGGGTACTTAATGTATACCTTGAGACTTTCTTCGATTTTAGTCCTTTCTCTAAACATTAATATCACCTTTATGATATAAGTTACTATTTTTAATACTTCCTATCGTGTATTAATTCCTCCAATAAATCAGTAAAATTTCTCGTATTGGTTTTTTTGATTATAGACTCAGACATGTTCTTTGAGAATTCAGAGTAATACCTATCGTCTATGCAATCTATCTTATTCATGAAATCTATCATGTCTTCATACGAATCTACACAAACGGATTCTTCTCTAGCCCACGAAAACCATTCTCCCTTGGCTGTAGTAATAGGTATAACACCACATCTCATAGACTCTGCTAATGATAGGTTAAATGGTTCTCTGCCATTGTGAGGAGACACATACCATTTATACTCGTTTAATGTATTTGGTAGATCTTCCTCATCTACAAATCCTATATATCTCAAATTATCATATTTGTCTATTATACTATTTATAAGATCAGATTTGGATTCCCTACCGATTATATCCAAAGATATTTTCGTGTTACCTAACAAAACCAGAAATTCTGGATCTATTTTATGCTCTACTATAGATCCGAAGTATACAAAATTCTTATCTCTATCAGACCACCTCTTTGTTACTTTATATACATCTGATATGGGATGATAATGATAAAACGTTTTTCTGTCTATAGATGGTATTAGTCTATTCATTTTGCAATTTAAGTTTATTATATAATCTACGTAATCTCTGAAGAACCTATCGATGGTTATAGATACGTCATGTGATATTCCAGATATATTTCTTGAAGGAGCACCAAGTAGTATATCAAAACAATGATTGCATAATATTATCTTAACCTCTGGATTCGTAACCTTATAGTAGTATGAGGCTACACACACTCTAGGAAAGAATTCGTTCATTAGTATTACATCTGGTTTGAAGTTTACTAACTCATGTATAATCAAACACGGAGGATTTTGATATCTGTATTCATAAATTTCATCCTCTTCTGGCAATAGATCTTTTATCACATTACCCGTTTTTTCTATTCCACTCCCAACGCCGAGATTAAAATAAAAAATTCTCAATTTTCTAATTCTCCATCTAGACTCTTTAGATAATGTTTACTTATCTCCCATGCGGTAGGGGTATACTTAAGAGTCTGATTTGTCTTGCTAATCAGTCTCTTAAGGGCATATACAGTGTCAGATAGGATTTCTTGATTTGTTGACATTCTATATATTCTTTGTGCCTTTCTTTCTATTTCACCGTTTTTGCCTATATTCCTAGTCCATTCTACTGATATGCGGGAGAACTCTCTTGACAAATCTAACATATATTTATCTGGATCTTTGTCTACGAGATTTTGTGTAAGACAGTTAAGAGCCTCTACTATATCTTGAATGTCCTTTCTAGTAAAAGAGGGTTGTCTTTTATCTATCAAAGTGTCTATTTGACCTATCATACTGTCTGATGCTCTTTGAATTAACTTAGAGCCAGTAGAGCCGTAATGTCTCTGTAAATATTTTTTAAACCCTAGTATTCTCCTAAGCTCGTTCCTATATTTGATATAGTTATCGTAGTTAATATTACTCAGTATTTTCACCTCCTAACATACTTTCATATTGTTTCAGAGCAAATTTCTTATTTTCATTTACTCTACTTAATATCTCCTCAAATGCACCTATCTCTTTATATGTTCTAATCATACTTCTCACTTTAGCATGCTCAAGTCTACAAACGGTTGGTATTGGAGTGAAAGGATCACCCGTAGTCTCTAATTGCGCTCCCAAACATCCTTGCGTACAAAGTTCTTTAAGCAAACACTGCTCACAATAAGGAAAGTTCTTTGATACTAAAGACTGACCTGCTACCATCATCTCAATATTTTTGGAAGTAATACCTGTAATCTTATTGTTTTCATCCGTATTATAATGCCCTATAATCATAGGATCGTAAGAGGTTCTATGACATGGCATTATAGCGAGGTCTCCCAATCTAAGGTATATATTACTTTGGTATGAGCATCCTAAACCCCTACCACCAGATGATAAAGTGCTACTTAGTGTATTGAAACCTCTATGATTAAATAAATGGTCAACTAAAACATCAGGATTCTTTCCAGATTTCTTTTCAAATAACCAGACTATTAAATCGTGTATGAATTTCTCATATTCTCTACATTGTTCTATAGACCATTCAGGATTCCTTACTTCCAGTAGGTATATGTTCCACCAAGGTATATCATATTCCTTCATCATATCTTGGAACCATAGAAAGTTATCCATCCACAATTCTATGTTATCTGAATATATCATAGGGTGGAACCCATATCCATGTTTCTTATTAAACTTGAACAGTTTTTTATAGAAACCATCTCCTCTGGGGTCTTCAAAATCGTTATAAGTCCAGTGTGTTATTCCATGCTTATGTATCATGTTTTCTACACTAGCTTTAAATGGTCTGTTAGCATTACAAAACTTGCCATCATCTGAAGCAGAAAGAGAAAGCCTTACGTCATACTGTTTACATCTCTCAATATAACCCTCTACTCTCTCAGTCAGTTTATCGTTTAGTAAGAACGTATAATTCGTTGGTATTACAAGCGGTCCGTCCCACCCATTCCCTAGCATTTTATCTAACAGTATATCTAATCCATCAAGTCCTACTTTCTGTACTAATGCTTCACCAGAGAAATATTCTATCTCTGGATTAAATTCATTCTCTATTAAGAAGTCACAGTAGGACGACAAATTATTCAATATCTTTTTCTCGTCCTTATACAAATGAGGGGGATAGAGCTCGTTCCCAAATCTAGAGTAATAACAATACTTACATGATAGATTGCATACTGGAACTGGATCTATCTCTAACGCTCTGTAATTTGTTAACTCTGATTTTGGACCTTCTCTCCAAGCTCTATAGAATGTTCTTTCCAATAAATTTTGAAGCAATTGATCGTTCTCTTCTTGATAACTATTCATCGTCCAAGTTCTCCTTTACATTCTTTACGATCTCTTGAAATGCTCCATTGGAAAAGAGTCTTAATAGACTTACCACCTGCAAATGTATACTTCCAGTATTAAGTAGATTTTCCATAGGACACGATAGCGAAATATTAACAAATAGAGCTAATAGCTCTCTAAGTTCACTATTATGAAGATATATTTCATCTGCTTGTCCAGATCTTGCTAATTCTACCAACATAGCATTTACATAACCCATCTGGAATTTCCAGAAATCATGATAACCTCTCATAACGTATAAGAATCTATTTAACTCGTATTCATCATTTGGGTCTACTATAAAATATTTGTTTATATGTTCTATAGTACCTTTCTTGAAGAGACTTATATCCCAATTCTCTATTTCAGATTGTTCCAGAATGGATTCTATATACTCTTTATTATTATAATAAAAGGTTCTGTGACATATATGTACCATATTATCAAACCCTAAATTAGAATCTCCTCCCGAACAAGAAAACTGACTACGTTTATGTAAATCTCCTTCATAATCTATTATCCTTTTAAGTCTACCACTATAAGTGGTAGAGTATCCCTCCTCGTGTATTGCCTTTAGGTACTCTGCAAAGATCTTACCATCCGAACTTGTATATTTCCCCGGAACTGCTAGTGTAGGACCGTAACCAGTTAGAAGTTTAATTCTATCATTTTTAATCCAACTTTCAAATCTTTTAGTAACATCTCTAAAGAAATCAAAATATTTACTTACTAAAGTCTTGTCTTCAACAAAACTTTTGATGTTATTAATATCATGCGTTGGTTTCCATCTAAATTCCACTATGATAGGTTCTAAGTCCATATCATTAAGAATCTCTACTGTCTTCTTTATATTACTTATAATTGTCTTTACAGCACCTCCCACTCTATTAACATCAGATATCCAATCTGGTCCATCTAGACTTATTTGAACACGTAGTTTTATTTCTCTTTCACATTCTACTAGCGCTTTGACATAATCTATCAATATTTCAGGACTTAGCATCATACTAGTACTGAATCCTATTTCTTTTAACTTCGGGAATCTATCTACAAACTCCTTTAAGTTGACAGAAAGATCGTTTAAGGTCAGATAGGGTTCTGTCCCCCAATACCCAATATATTCCAGATCTTCTCCATATAGTTTGTAGATCCTATCTATGTATTCACCACTAAGAATCTGTTCTCTTATTTCTTCGTGCATATCTTTCATCATACTCGATTTAGGAATATAACAATAAGCACAGTTAAGAGGGCAAAATCCAGCTGTAAGATATTCACATGCTACTAATCTTCTATTTTTCATTTTATCATCATATACCCCTTTTGTCATCTTATTAAATCTTCATGTTACGGATGCCCTGAATTTACAGAACCATCGTCATTGCTCTTATAAATTCCTTTGTCATTATTGTCAACAGAACTATCATGACCGGATCTATATGTTCCATCATCCCCGCTATCAACACTACTTTCATCTCCTGAATCATAAGTTCCGTGATCATTATCATCTACACCACCTTCATACGAAGAATCATAACCTCCATCATACGAAGCGTCATATCCCGGGTGGTGTGTACTATCATAACCATCATCATAACTAGCTTGATATGTTTCATTATGTGATGTTTCTATAACGGAATCATGACCCAAATCATATCCAGAATTATTAGTACCACATACTGTTGCGTCTGCGTTAGCATATGCATTTCCATCATCTGAAGAGCAATGAGTTTCATCGTCATCCGCATCATACGTATCATTATGGCTACCTTCATATATTGAATCGTGTGTACTAAAGTATCCCGAATCATGACCTGATCTTATGGTACTATCATAATTCCCCCAATACGTCCCGAATGCGCTCCCGTCTACACTATCATCGTGTGTTACATCATGCCCCCCGTCATAATCAGAATTATAATTAGAGTCATGCGTAATATCTTCCGTAGAATGATGTGTGTTGCAATATGTAGCATTATATGTTCCTTGAACCGTGGTATCTTCACCACTATAATATGTAGTCCTATGTGTGACATCTACAGTAGTATCATCATCAGAATTATGTTCAGAATTATGATCTGCATTATCACTTGAAAAGAAGGAAGCGTCATCTGTTGTGTAGTGCGCCATACATTCGTCTAGAGGTATACTCATATCTTATCATCACACCAAGGGACTATCTACTGGACTGTCATTAGTACTATAATATGTTCCTTTATCTGAAGAATCATATCCACTATTCTGACTGGTATCTTCTCCACTATCATTTGTACTATTATATCCAGAGTCTTCTCCGCTATCAGCGGATCCGTTGTAACTACTATCATATCCATCTTTATCGTTGTTTTCATATGATCCGTTCTCATTATAATTATGTGTACCAAAGTCCCCATTATTATAAGTTAGATGTTCATCACTATAATATGTAGCGTTAGCAGTGGGGCAAACTCCACTATCGTACCCTGCATCATCCGTATTATAATTAGAACCATAATCCGTGTTATAGTCTGTACTATCAACTATATAATAGTTGGTACCTTCTACAGTAGCATCATATCCAGTCTCTACTATTCCATTATACAGATTATCATCATTTGTATATTGACTACTATCGTCTGATAGATAATCTGAAACATCTTCATCAAAGTTATTATTAGATTCATCTCCCGTTAGATTTGTAGAATCTACACCACTTTCATATGATGGATTATCTGTAGTATCATCATTGTTCTTATATGCAGAATTATGACCACTTTCATCTGAAACATAATACGTATCACAATCTGTTGTAAGATCTCCTGATAAATTAGTACTCTCGTATGTACTATCATGATCTGTATGATGTCCTGAATCGTGTGTACCGCAATATGTTCCTTCATGATCTGTATCGTCACTAATATAATGAGCCCCTTCGTTACCAGAGTAGTGTCCTGCATCATCTCCTGAATAATAACTGTGACATATAGTAGAACACATAAACGCAGAAGCAGAATCATTTACAGACTTACCATCCGAGGTTACAAAGTGGTCTTCGGTTAGACTATCCGAAGTTGAAACGATCTCTGACGTACTTTGATATATCTTTAGTTCACTAGAATGAGATACGCTTTCAATTACACTTAAAATATAACTTGATAGTGTATCAGCTATAGAGTACGCTTGATTAACTTTGACTGTGAATTGATTAACAATCTCAGAAATAGAAACTGATTCATTTATATTCTTTATGTGAAATTCAACGAGTTCTGCTGTATGACTCAAAGTTTCTGACACTGTTAGATGTATTCTAAGTTTATCACTTATAGTATGTGAAATAGTAGGCATAACAAGAGTAAGATCTAAAGATTCGGCTATACTAACAGCTTGTTGATATGTTATATGCATAACTACAGATATTGTTGTAATAATTGATTCGTATACAGTTAGAGCTAACTTATAAGCAGTTGATATAGAATGTGATATAGTTCTCGTTAATGATACTGATGGTACAGAATCACTGGTACTAATACTTTCTGCTATATTCTCTATACGGACTTTGATACTATCAACTACATTTACATATTCTGTAAAAATTGTTTGACTAAGTGTTGTTACAACAGTTTCTGTAATAGTAAGAGTTTCACTTATCCCTTTCCTGATTGCCTTTACTGCTCTGGTAATCATTCTGGGGTATCTACTCATTAATCATACACCTTTTCTACGTCTATAGAACTATAATACAATGATAAGTCTTTGTAATCAACTGGGTATGAACCATTATCTGTTTTGAATGCAATAAATACATCTACAGAATCTCCCCAATCACTCTTCCACATAGGACTCCATGTTCTAGATTGCCAATTAGAATCAGGTGGTGTTCTAGACCAATTATTTGAAGCTACAATATTACCATTCTGTGCTATCTCAGCTTTAGCATAGTGTGTCGTACTATCTAATGGATCTTCTTTCCAATCAAATGTTATAGTGTTCATCTCATAGAATCTATTGAAAGAAGGTTGCATAGTCCATGTCTTAACAGTATTCCAGTCTGTATCAGTAACCTGATCTTGGGTTGGATCTTCATCATCTAGATATGCAGGTTCTGTACTTACTAACTCACTAAACCATACATCGTCTACGTAGTAATAATATCCCGGGTCTGCTACTACCTGTAGTATACCCGTCATTATACTATTAGGAAGATCAACTATAGTTTTATGCGTAGTCCAATCATCATCTGCAGCATAGACCGTTATAGTATCTTTGGGAGACAATGTAGCAAATTCATGCCATACTAGTTCAACTTTAAGTGTACCCGTATCAGAACCCGGATTATATCGTCTATCCTTAAATCCTAGAAGATAGTACCTCTTTCTGTCATTAGGAAGCTTATATGTTACATTGAACTTCCATGATGTCATAGTCTTACCGTCTCCTAGGAACAAGGACATGTCTCCATCTCTTGACTGATCATCGCTTCTATAGTCCGCTCCAGAAGGAACCACACTTGGTTCCCATGCAGCAGGTACGTCTGCTTCGGGTGCATAATATCTGTCCTGTGTTTCAAAAGATGGATTAAGTATTAGATTACCTCCCTTAGACGGAGTTCTATCTATATCTGATATATCATATCCTACAGGTCCAAATCTTAATAGAGCATTATCTGTGATATCACCCTCTAAATTATCATATTTTAGAGATTCTATATCTTTACTAAATCGAGCATGTATCTTTTCGATAGACGGAATATACGTATCACTCAGTTCTAGATGTGTTCTAAGATCCAGTTCGTCTAGTATATGACGCACCCGTCTTATCGTAATTGTATTACTTTGTATATCATCCTGTTGAGCTATAACCATCTGATAACCGGGTAATAGATTCAGATAATGCATTGACTCAGCAGATTCATAACGCTTTACAACATCCTTATAGTTATTTACTATATTAGTAGCTACAGCTTGACATTCTGATTGAGAATCAAGAGTAGTATCATAGATCATTTTACCTTCTCTTCTACCATATTGTGTAATAGAAGCTGAATCAGCATAAGTGTATCCATAATAACCGTTCTTGAATTGTAGATTGTCTATCATCAATATAGATTGTACACTTGAAGCGGGAGTAGGACTACTTATCTCTATCTTAAGTTTAGATATATTTTCCCAACTTGGATAACCAACAATAGTCATATCAGAATCGTTTCTCTTTCTTATGTTAAAGTTGAGATTTACTAGACTCCATCCAAATCTATACTTAAAGATGCCGGGTTGCACGGGCATCCTTCGTATATCTGCTCCCGGCATTGTCATACCTATTTTGAAATAGTTATTATCATCTTCTTTGAAATAAACATAAAAGGTAACTTCGGTATCCGTTTTACTCCCACTTTGAAATTCATAATACAAAGCAAATTCTAGTGTACCAAATCTCCTAAGGTCATAAGTTAATGGTCCACCACCTGTTGAACTATCTCTAAAGTCTGCTTCTAGATAGATACCAGAAGAACCATCCGATTTAACAGTTCTTACTACATAAGATCCTTTCCCAACTTTACTATCGGGACTCTTTACTCCTGAATAATCCTTATCTAATGAACCGTCTGTACTCCATATGACATCATCTGTACTAGGATTATCAGTCCACATATTATCTCCACCATAGGTACGCTTTGGTGCTCCTATAACAGTCTGATAATTTATTATATTGTCTGGGTCTTCTACATATGTAAGACGATACAATTTGTTATCCAGATCTTCTACTGTAGTATGTTCACCTAATGGGAAAGCCCATAGATCTCCTACACCATCAGTACCATTATCTATGAAGAATATATAATCGTTATCTGTACACTTCTTTTCTAATAGTTCAAAACAATTTTCTCCGTCAGGATCAACTGTTATTGTACTAGTTGAAGCCTTAACATGATTAGTTGTTAAAGTCCCCGGTACTAGATCTCTTACTATCCACTTTAACCCATTATCCAATGTATCTATAGTTCTTCCCCAAGGATAAGTATAGTTAAGTATCTCTCCCCATCCTCTAGCTTCAAATTCAGTCCATCTAGGTTTATGTCCTTCTATTTCACGTCTTATTGGTCCTATCTTACCTGAGAAAGACTTATAGAGATTATCTCTACCCATATAGACATCAATAGTGTTACCAGTCTCAATTGTATATCCAGATGATTCTTGGTTTTGAAGATATTCATAATCTATCTTCATATTACAAGTCCAATACTCATTAACCGCTTTATCTACTTCAACATATGGTACTTGAATACATGAAAATGTGCTTCCATTATTCATGAAAATGTCAATGGAAGCTCTAGGAGCAGATAAAAAACTCATACTACTCTACCACCACTCTTCTGATAACTTCTAAGATCTAATCTCTTAATTTCTCTAGCTAAAGATCTTATATCCTCTTCAGATCTCATACTAATTGGACCATTGAGATTTATAGTTACGTTTCTACTATATCCTCCTCCATAGTATCCACCAGTGTTTATATTCCCCAATCTTGGTACACCTGCACCTTTAGCTAGATCTGTATTCATACTTTTGAGTGGATCAACCCTTGATAATCTTCTACCTGTTCTAAGTGCTTTATCCATATTATCACTCATTATAGCAAATGCCTGATAAAGAGGTGGACTGTGAGGTTCCAATAACTCTACACCCATTTCTTCTAATTCTTTATTCATTCTTGCTGTAGTTGATGCTGCTATAGCAGTAGAGCTCGCATATGCCAAAAGAGCGGGAACTACGGTAAGACCTGCTGATAAAGCAGCAAATCCCGCTACTAGTTCCCACACCTTCACTGTTAAAGTTTGTGTAAGTTTGATCTCAAGCATTAAAGTTCCTATCAAAGTCTGTTGAGATATTGTTTCTAGAATAGAAGTTGATATGAGTGTATTCTTACTCGCTATAAGATACCATAAAGATGTGAACATTCTTTGATAGGAATTTATGAGAGTAGGTACTGTACCATAGATCAACATCATCCAAGCTAATCTACTTTGAAGTATTGATTGTCTAAGTCTGTCCTCCGCTAGTTTGGTTCCTAATGTAGCACTACGTACAGAATATAATGCTTGAACATACTGAAATCCTGATGTTATACCACGCTCTTCAAGTTCATTAAGACTCTTTTGAGCACGATATAATTGCATTCTACTATTCATAACGCCTAGCTCTGCTGATTGTATATCAAACAGCTTGTTCTCTAATCTAGCCAATGACATTGTGGTGAACATTGCACCCAGTCCCATCCAGAAGAATGCTTGAGCTAATCTTGATACAGCTATACCGGTCGGTCCCATTACAGCCGTTACTTCTTCGAACATTCTACGAACATCCATATTTCTTTCTGCTACAAGAGCTTGTGCTCTAGCTACTTCTTTCAGTCTTTCTGGTGATTCTTTAAGTGCTTCTAACATTGCTTTTATCTGAGGTGTCTGTACTGATAAAGCCTCAGATAACTCATAAGTTGTTAGAACTGCTTCTTTCATATTATTTTTATAACTTACTAAACTTCTGAACAATGGTTCTGGTATTTGTGCCATCCCTGCTGATCTAAATCCTTTATTTAGAAGGTTAAGTATTTCAGCACTAGACCTGCCCTCCGCAATAAAGTAATCTAGTGCTGATGTTATTTTATCTAAACTCTTTTTAGATGTATCACCTGTATAACCAAATTCTACTAATGCTTGAGTATGCTGTCTAGTCTGCATGGCGGCTAATGCATTTTGTGCTCTGTAAGCTGTAAGAACCTTATTGACTTCTTTTACTTGCCCACTAAGAGTATCTAACTTCACACCTTTTGCATCAAGTTCATCTATGAAATTGCTAAAGCTATTAGATATCTCTATTATTTCATCTCCTATCTTAACACCAGAAGCTTTAAGTCCTTTAAATCCACCAGAAGCTATCTTTGTTGCTTTAGAGATATCTCTAAGTGACTTGGTTAATGTCGATAGGGACTCTATAGTTTTCTTTGACTCTCCTACCAGTTGTATGTCAATACCGATTCTTATGTCACTCATGTCTATCTTTTCCTTCTCGATCTAGAGAACACTCTTGACCTAGTATTCTCTGCTCTTGCCTGACTTTTAGCTTTTCCTTCTTCCCTACTCAGCATGTAATTCAACCACATTCTTTGTATGTCTGTTAGGTTGTCATAGATTCTTGATGATGATTCCCAGTCAAAGTTTCTTGCTTGGAGAAATCCAAAGAATCCTTCTGCGTATTCTTTGTCAACTCCCGTAAAAAATCTCCTATATCCTTACCAGATTTTTCTTTCATCAACTCGTTAAGTCTTAGATAGTATTCATTAGCAACTGCATTTAGAATAATCTGTGTGATAGTATCTTCGGCATTAATGTAGTCTTCGTAAGTTATCCTAGGCTCTACCATGATCTGAAGTGCTAACATCCTAACAACCTCAGCTTCCTTATCATTACTACTCATACTATTCCATGCGGGGTGTAATACAGCTAATTTCTCAGCTTCTCTTCTGTCTCTAATAGATGCATTCTTGATCTTAACATACCTGTCTATAGCAGGAATGTAAACATCATTAGTTGCATTTGAATATAGGATCTCTTCTAGTTTAAGAAACTTCTTCTCCTTACCCTCGTCATTCACCATTTCCTATCACCTACCAAGGCATATCGTGTATTGTTCCATACACAGTAGACTCGTAAGTTACTTCAATAGCATCATAGTTACTTGGACCAGATGCTCTAGCTGTGAATGGGAAATCCACTTCATATGCATCTCTACCTGATAGATCATTTGGGAATTCTGTAATAGCTACCTTGTTAAGAGTTATCTCTATTGTACCTAACGAATCTGTACCATATGATATAGTTATAGTACCTTCAGTTCTTCCTCTAGCAAAGGTTTCAGCATACTGTTGCACATTAGACTCTATTCTAAATTCCCCAGATATTAACTGTGAACCTTCTCTTAGAGCAGTAGCAGTAGCTACTCCAGAACCACATGATCCTGCGAATCTAGCTTCTAGATTGTTGTTTATTTCTCCTCTAATCCTGTATAGATTAATTGTCTCTGAACCCCATTTCAAACAGGCTTTATGATAAGGTACAGGATCTCCAGTCCATGCTCCAGATGGTGCTACAGTACCCCATGAAGCGTATGATGGGAATGTATTATCCTTACCAGCCCAGTCTACTGTGAAGGTAATATCTTCTTCCCCTTCTATAAGGAATTCTAGTCTGTCAACTTTACATCCCATATATCCTACATACATGGTATCACTCTGACCCCTCATACCTTCTTCAATACTAAAGCTTGGTAAATAATACGAACCACTAATTGTCGTACTATATGGTGAAGTTGCATCGCTAGAAACACTACCTAATGCATAATATAACCATCTAGGTGATAATGGATTCTCTTCAAAGCTACCTGCAACTTCTCTTTGTGCAAAAGCTCTACTTCTAGCCTGTCTAGACGCTGCTATGAGATCTTCCTCTATCAGTACCTCTTCAGCAGTAGCATTAAAGTTCATGATATATTCTAAAGCATCAAATGAACTAGGTGATGCATAAGTACCCCAAGTGGTCTCATTTCCTGCTCTTACATACCTTTCGGTGTAATCACTACTCATTTTTATTTTCCTCTGATTTTGTGCTCTCTCTTGAGTTTACACATTTGATTGTACTTGTCCACTTATCCTCTTGGACATTGGTGGCAATTATACAGGTAATAAAAATATGTGAGAATATTTAAAGTGTTAGTTGGTTGCTGTCTCTCTAAATGTCCCCTGATATATCATAGTCCTAGTGAATATACCTTCTCTAACTTCCTTAGTGCTTGAGAACTTACCGGGTCTAGTTATTCTGAAGGTATCCATACTAGTTCTCGATTGCCATAAGGATCTATCAGTATAGGATAGTAGATCGTCTAATTCATCTGGGTATCTAGAGTATATAGTAATACCCATATTAATAGTATAGTCTGCTAACCTATGATCTATCCATCTTGTAGTGACATTAGGTCTTCCAAGAACATCTACAGCTATGCGTGGATAGGAAAATAGATTAATATCTTCGCGAGGGTAATTAGCGTAGACCCACGTTGGTAGACTTGCACTAAACTTCATATCAGCCTCTAATGCATTCCATGTTACAGAACCTTCTTGTCTATAATATAATGAACCCATCCAATATTCAGTATCAACAGTATTTCTCTCAACGGAATAATAATTAGAATCATCTACTATAGTTCCACCCGTTTGTACATAGAACCAGAAAGTCCCCTTTGTATCTAAGTAGTACTCTTTACCAATATCCGATAGATCAAACCAGAATCTAACATCAGAATACGAAGTTTCTATAGATGATGGTGGTAGAGTTCTACCAGTTATAGCATTATTTGGTACGCCATTATACGTATCATATAACCAAACCTCTATAGAATCTGAAGGATTACCAGTCTTCTTCATACTAATATCTACAGGGAACGATCTTCTAGAAGATCTCCAAGCTGTACTGAATGGAATGAAAGATTGCGCTAGTTCGTAATCATAAATCTTGTTGAGATCAAAGTCTGTACCTCCTATGGTATTCTCTGGGCATAAATCTGCTCTGAGTTTATTTACAAGATCATCTTTCATTGCGTTCAAATCAAATACCATTACTTAATTCCTCCTACTGCTCGTCTAAGCTTTATATCTATACTCTTAACTATAATGTCCTTTATAGTATTATCTGTAACAAGTACATCTATTTGGTCTTTTGTAACCGTACCCGTCTTTCTCTTATGAGGTTCTGGTACTATAGCAATAACAAAATTTCTTTCAGGACATCTATACTTATCTACCTTACTTCCTACGTCTGGAGTCCATTCATCTATCTCTACTCTAGAATGACCTATCTCTATCCTAATAGCCTTAGCAGATTTATATCCTTCAAATCGTTCTCCTCCAATCTCTCTAATCCTTTCAGCTAAAAGTTCTGCTACTTGAAATATGCCTTCATCTGCTCCTTCTAATAATGCTACTCCTAGATCACTCATGTATCAGTCCTCCTTGTTTGTAATTCAATCATATCCTCGTATTGTCCCATACCTCTGTCTATGATCCTTAGAACTTCTGTGGTTACACCATTCTCTAGTACTATGAGATCATGTACATTTATCTTGTCTAGATAATCAGGTGCTATACATATTACATATTCAACATCCTTAGTAACACCTATCTCGAACCACGATTCCCTAAGTCCTGAAGCATCATATACAGTTGCTCTTATCTTGTAAAAATCCTCTTCATTAAACGCATACCTAGGATTCCCTGTGCTAGTATCTGTAGTAATAGTTCTAGGTCTAACCTCTATGATCTGTCCCCATTTACGTGCTACAGCATTAAAGACCCTATCTACTGACATTATTAGATCAACTCTTACCTCTCTTAGCAGATGATATGGGGTTCTTTATAATGTTACTTATCGCATTAAGATATGCTTTCCATGCTCTAATATTAGGTCTTTCAGTATACGTATAAGATTGTGCTCCTACCCTTGTTCTATCAGGTATCTCAAAGTATTCTGCTTCAAAGTATATCTTACCAGACATATACGCTACTGCTAACTCTAGTTGAGTAAAATCTATTTCATATCTACTATGCCTATAATCTGCTGTAAGAACTTCAAATGTTGAAGAGGGTGCAGAAGACATTACTACTCTTCCTTCTAGATAATTTACAGAAGCAACAGATAACGATGTCTTTGTATTAAAATCGTCTAAGTCTCCCCATCCATATACCGTTATATCGTGTGAGTTAATAGAACCATCATAGTTATTATCGAAAATAGGATAGTTACTAACATAGAACTCTGTATTACTACCGTTTAGAGAACCTGACATCTGGTCGTCTCTATTCATAACAGATATATGATTTCTTACTGATATTTGCCCCCTATCAATATAATACTGTAAAAGAGAATCGGGTGCATAATTAGGATTACTATCATTAGAAGGCAAACCATTTAATCTTCTCATATCTTCAGCAGTTATCCATCTTGACATCTATAATCAAATATACAATGTAATAGACTATATAAAAATCTGATGTATACTTAATAAAAAAAGATAAAAAAAGTGATTAGATTCACGTTACTGTTGCTCTATAGTCACTACTTGCATAAGCTCCTACAACTAGTCCTACACTCAAGTCATCAGTCACACCAAAGTTTCTTTCAGACCAGAAGTGATACCAAACTGAGTCGTATTCATATTTGTCCTCTCTGTAACCTCTTAGATCTCTCTTATGTACATCATATCCCAGACGACTTGTATCGAGAACAATACCTGCACCCTCTGGTGCTCTAGTACTTGTTACTATCTTGAGTCCAAATATCTTGCCTATCTCTCCATTCCTTAGAGGTTCACTGTTACCATATGCAGACCTGTCCAAGAACTTTACTTTACTGTCATAAAGTAGACCATCTAGATCAGAGTCGTTCATAATGAATATATCTGGGTGTCTGTTCTGGCTGATGACCTTGTTCCTTACTTGTAACATGTCCCAAACAGATAGTGTCTGTTGGTTCTGTACCTCTACGGTCATTGTGTTACCGTTTGGTCTGTTAGCATAAGTATAGGTTACAGTACTTGTAGGAGTACTTGATTTAAAGTGAAGTACACCATCATAGTAGTCAACGTAGTCTAATGTGTTTCCATTAACAGAACTAATGTTAAGTATTGGAGCACCTGTTGAACCTACAGTATCTGAAGTCTTATCCTCGGCAGCAGTAAACACATGTATGCTTGTCTTAATATCAAGCAGTACAGTCTTTGCAACACTGTCAATCTGTTCAGCCCACTCTAGACCTGCCTCATAGATGTGGTCTTTGATAACATCTCTCATTGCAGCTTCTAGTGCTTCGTTAGTAAACTCAAGCCTAATTCCACCCTTAGCGACTCTGATGGTTGTCGCATCATAAGTCATACTTGAAGCAGATACTGTTCCACCCGGAGATACACCCCAAGATGTTGATATACCAGTCTGCTTCTTTGGGAAGACAATTTCGTGAGGCTTATTCTTACCCACTAGATCCCTGTTTTCTCTAAAGAACTGAGCAAATATTCTCTCACCCCTAGCTACTTCTTGAATAGCAGAAGCAATCATTTTAGGAGTAATTGCTGCTACATCAGCAGTACCGAGAGCCAATTCCTCAATATTCTTCATAGTTATCAAGTATGGGTAATGATTTAGTGCTTATAAATATTACTTTAAATAAATCAAAAAAATTTGAGTTATTATTGTCTATGTTTTGGTGGGTTCTTCTTATAATCTATAATAGCCATATCAGCAGCATTAGACAATGCTTCTTCTGCTTTTTGTCTATTACTAAAATGATCATTAAGCTTCATACTCTCAATTCTTTTTATTGTGTGATGTACAGCTTGTTCATCACCATCAAGAAGAACTGGTCCTGTATTAGAATTACTCTTTACACTTCTAAGTTCTGACTTTACATCTTCCACATCTTGAGATAGTTTACCAACTAAGGTTGCTAATTGGTTAATCGCACTAACTAATTGTTCCTCTGTAGTCTGTGTATCTTTATTATCTTCTGTATCACTCATTTCCAAACTTCCCCTTCTCATTCTCTATGAGAATAGCAGCTATAGCTTCTAGGTCATTACCGTATTGTTTAATGAAAGCTTCTTCATCAAATTCATCATCACCTGAATCTTCATCAGAATCATCATCAGGAGGACTGTCTTCATCAGCATCATCCACATCACTAGTACCCTCATCAGGTGTATCTTTATCATCATTAGGTTCTTCCTTAGGCTCTAATTTCTTTGCTATTTCCTCAAGCAGCTTTTCTAGATTTGTTATATCTTCCTTAGTAGCATACTCTGGTGTGTCTTGTTCTTTCGGTTCATCATCCTTTGGTTCATCGCCTTTTGGCTCATCTACATTACCAGCATCCCCATCATCTGAATCATCTTCATCATCAACATCATCAGTTGGAAGATCGTCATTACCTGAACCCCCCTCATCATCTGGAGGAGTGTCTTGGTCTGGATCATCTACATCAGATGGCTGATCATCATTAGGTTGATCATCATCAGACAATGCTTCTGTAATACCCCTCTGAACTACTTCCTCATCTATTCGTCTTTTGACTTCAAGCAGTTCATCGTCTTCTATCTCTTCTAAGTTCTTAAACTCATTTGACATTTCAACATCATTCCCATTATCTCGTTCCATCTTTATATTGATATTGCTCATATAACGAGTACCTCTTGTAGGAAGTTTAGCTATATATTCCTTCTTCTCTTCTTCTGTAAGTTTATTCCATTCCTCATCAGATATATCAAAGTGTTCTTTAGCTCTCTCTGCATCTGTCTTAGGAGGATAACTTAATGGTTCTACTTCTTTACCAAATGCTTTAGCATGTCTATTCAGATGTGCAAAGGCTCTTTTCTTATCTTCCTCAGAAGCATCAACTCCGCCTCTAGCACCTTTAAGTGACTTAATAGCTGCATCTACACCATGCCATACAACAGTACCATCAGGTAGATGATGTGGTAGTTTATAGCTTGTCTTGTTATCTTTATCTCCTTGATAGATAATACAAGCCCTCTGTAGCTGTTCTATTGTATAGTCTTTTGAACTAAAAGACCATGTTCTATCCATATCAGCCTTAGGTAGATCCCAATGACTTTCTCCAAATGTTAATACAGAGAGTTCTTCGGTATCAGACAATTCGTATGCGCATGAACAGTCCTCTTCAGACATATTAGAAAGAATCTCTTTAATACCATATACTATAGACCTATCTACTTTAAAGTAACCAGCTATAGTATCAATAGCATTACTTAGTTCTTTGTCTATATTCATCATAATCGAGTGATTATTACATGTAGCCTCTTTTAAAGCTTCTTTAATCTCATCGGTATCATATATTCCTAAGTACTCTATATGTTTTCCATCTTTGGACATTTCTTCATAAGATGTTATCACACATGATTTACACGCAGGTAGTCTCGTTAGTGAATTGTCCAAAGGAACTAGATTCTTGGCTACCATTTTACCGTCTTCTAGAACAATGTCCCTCTTGATCTTTAAAGACGTACCCCTGAATTTACCAGACTTAACATCATCTATAGCATCAGGATCTTCTATAATACTTTGATAAACAACAGCTTTAAGATTATCATCCCAGATAACCTTATCATGTCCACCAACCTGTCTATAAGCATAATCGGGATCATATCCATGCTCTACAACCATATCTAGATCTTCTAGTTTCATACCATAGGAATCATACATAGCTTTAATGTCTTCAACTCTATAATCAATACCCTTCCAATTACCGGGAGCTAACATTATCCCATTAAGCTTTAATTTGTCAGCTAACTCTTCATATGTGAATGTAGTAATTGATTCAACTTCAGTATTCATTTGTGACATTATTATCACATTTATAAATAAAGGAAAAGGATATAAAAGTTATCTTTACGCACTACTTCTATAGATCATTATAGAAATATATCCATTGTTAGGGAATGTTATTTTCTCTGTACCATCAAAGTCTACATAGAATTCTCCTCTATACTCTCCCGGAGTATCGGTATCAGATGTAGTCCATACATATTTTACACTCCCATTACTAGCATCAACTACTGTAGCATCTGTAATCAGATATGTCAACAATATCACCGTCCTCATCTATCAAAGTGACTAATAGATCAGGACCAGTATCTCCTTCTTTAATAGTGAAATCATATTTAATACTCATTATCTAGTACACCTCTTTGTTTCTAATAATCTAACTGTACGATAGTTATTATGTACTTCAACTTCACGATAATTGTTAAGAACTTTAACGTTTAGTATATCACTCGCAATACGTCTATCGTCAAAGAATATCGGAAACGTATATGGGAAATCCCTACTATATACCCACGTCATTAATCATCAATTACTCCCTTTGGCTTACAGGATTTAAACATTTTTCAATAATAAAAATGAAAGAAATTAGAACTTTGATTATTATGAACCGTCTTCCTCATTCTCTTCATCGTAAGGATCATTGAGATCCTCTTCTTCGTCCTTTAACTTCTCAAGATCAACCCTAGTCTGCATTCTCAGTAAAGAAGTCAATATAAGATCCCTGCATAGATCTGCTAGTGAAGTGTAATAATTGATATCAGTCTCATTCTCAACTTCTTCTAGGTATTTCTTTATAGTATTCTCCCATACGAATCCCTTAGACAACCATTTCATCTGAAGTTTACCTATGGGAAGAATTAGTTCATACCCATCAAAACTGTCTACTAGTATATCAGCTCCTGTACCTTCCCAAGGTTCTAGTTTCTCTACCTTTACAGTTTTATTACGTATAGTTAACTTCTTAGTAGATTCGTATCTTTCTCTACTGTTCTTAGATACAAGAGCATAGTTTCTAAGAATGCTCCTAAACCATTTGTTCCTAGAAGTAAATTTATCTGAATTGTCCTTGACATCCCTATTCATGATTGTAAGCATGTCTTCTATGTTCTCTTTTGATATTAGAGACTCTTGAAAATGTAATCTTAGTTCAGGCATATTAACATCACCTCATAAGTCCCTAAGCAACTTTATAAATATATATTAGAAAAGATCAGATATCTGTTTTTATTGTTTTAGTTACAGATATTCCCATATCAAATGGAACGTTGTCCGCAAGTATAGTTTCATCAATCTCAATAAGATTTCCAAATAATTTCATACTCATATTACTCACTCCATGTCATATATCTTATTTTCCTTGTAGAACCTAACCTATTCTTTAGGACAACATAGTCTCCACCATCATATATACAGAATTTCCCGTCCGTATCAGCATTATCTACATTTGCACTGTTTGCAACTAGTGTTACTTCACCATCTTTGTTGAAGAAGAACCATGCGTATTCCTCGTTGTCTGCTATCTGTATGAAACCGAAACCATTCACTTCACGTGGTAGGTTATAGGTTTCGTCATCGTCTAGTGTTAGTGCTTCGCCTTTCTGTTGTAGTCCTCCGAAGAAGTTTATTGCTCCGTCTTGTTTTATGCCGATGTAGTCTGTTTTGAG